TTTAATAAATGTGAATTCGAATTCTGGTGAACCACCTACTGTCTCATTGTATGTTCCAGAACTTGTACCTGCTTTAACTTGTTCTAATACTTTTTCTAATAAAGTCTTGTTAATGAAAGATGCTTTAAATGATCCTGTAATATCTAAAACTCTTCTATAAGAATCTACAGCATGATGAGAATTTAATCCATAAAGTAACTCACTGTTTTGTGATAAACTAATACTTGCATCTTGACATTGTGCAACTACATTTCCACCAAATTTTAATTCAGCATGTGCAAAAGTATAAGGAAATTCCTGTGATGGTGCTGTTGGAGCAGTTCCTAATGTTGTACTTGGTGCTGTTTCTTCACCATAAGTAATATCAGCAGTACATTCTACTAAACCACCAACAGATGTTGATAATGATAACGAATTCATTAATCCACCTTTAAGAGTTCTGACTACATCAGCAGAAGCTCCATCAAATCCTACTTCTGTTACTATTGTTCTAGGAGTTTTATTTAATCCGTTTGATGCATGAGGATAAACATGAACATAAGGACTTGAACCAGTAGTTGAAGGTTCTCCTAAAATTGCACCAAAAACCCAAGGATTAGAAAGAACAAATGAAACTGAAGCAGTTCCTTGTTGTTGACCATAAGCAAATGAATGTAAAGTATTTTGATTAAGTGAAGGTAAATTAATTCTATTGTTAGTTAATGAAAGGCTAGTTAATCTATCTTGTAGACCAAATTTTTTGTTTGCTGTGCCACCACTAGCGTAAGATGTTTCAAAATCATACTTTAGATAGCCATGAGCACCTGTTCGTACCATGAATGATATTTAAATATTTAACATATAAATATTATGGATTAATTTTTCTGAATCTAACTGTTATATTGTGACGGTATATGTTCCTATATAAGTCGTTATTATGACTAGAGTTTATGAGCATCAAGTCTACATAGTTAGTACCTCTTATGTTCGTTTTAATTATTGAGAATACTTCATTAACTATATTCTGATTATGATCCATATTTTGAAATGTGTGTATATCTACATTCAAATAAATCTCATGAAAGAAATCCTGTCCATAAAGGCTAAAATACTGAGGATTTTCATTAGTAGGATTTATTATAATAAAGTCACGCCTATCGTCCATAAATCCTGTTGCCTTCTCTTCCCATACAAAAGTGATGTCAGGTTTTGTCGATAATGTCCAATTATCAGATATAAGGTTTTTTAGATCCGTTGCTGTATCATACATTGTAGAGTTAGTGGTCATGATTAATTATATAAATACTAGATTATTAAGTTTATCTTTCCCTTTTACTCCTAGTCACTTTACGTTTAAGATTAGCAGCAATTTTTCTATCATCTAATCTCCACTCATCATATTTCTTTGTTCTTTCAGTAGAATATTTCTTTCTTTCGGCAGATATTTTCTTGAATTTTTGTGCTCTTTTTATACTGGTTTTCATACCTGCGTTTAATCTTGGTTTTCCTCTTACTGTTAAAGGATTAATATTATTTGCTTTCATGTATATTGAGTTGGATATTATAAATACTGCCCTATCTATGAAATTTGCCCTAGCTTTGTTTGATTTTAAATTCATGAATCTTTCTAATGTATAATAATGACCTGATGATGTATTGTAAATACCTTTATTTACAAACCAATCTCTTACTCTTTCAATATTAGGAAATCTTGAAAGATATGATTCTTGAAATTCTGCAACACCTTCTTCTGTAAGTTCTAAAACATTTACTTTTTCAAACTCTTTCCATAATAATGCTAATACTTCTTTCATTATTTTATTGTATATTTTAGGGTTTACACCTCTTCCTATAACATAAGATTTAAAATTACTACCACCCCAAATTAATTCTTCATTTTCTGGATTAAATAATTTTAACATATCAGCTCCCTTTATGGGTTTATTATACTGCTGTTGTGTAACCTCAATAGTTTTATCTGTTCTTTGAGTTTTTGGTAAATACTCTGCTTTCCTAGAATACATTACTGTACTTGATTGTGATACCTTTGAATCCTTTTTAATAGTTTTACCAAATTCACTTATTTTTCCCTGTTCTCTCATTTCTTTTATGTATTGTTTTTTTTGGTCTTTTAAATGTGGACTTTTTTTAGCAAATTCATTCTGTTTATATTGTTCCCATTTACCTGCTTTTTTAAACATACCTTTACTTCTCAACCATTTTGCAAAATCAATTTCCACTTCTAAATACTTGTCTAAAAATTCTTTTCTACATTTTAATTTTATAGATTTATTCATAACATCATAATAAACATACATTGGTATAAAATCTATATCTGCTGTGTTTTTAAATCTATCATAAAGTTCTTGATTAGCTTTTCTTGCCAACATAGTCATGTGTCTAGTATAAAATGATTTTTGTTGTTTTGGTATATCTTTTGCATCATGTAAAACTATTTCTATATCATCTGGTATAGAAGACTTTTGAGATTTTTCCATTATGGTATGAAGAATACTTCTTGTCGATTCTCAACACAGTTTTCTATATCTGCTCTCCAATCTGCTTTTGCAGCTTGAATATCCATACCACTTCCACCCATAGGTAATACGTCCATACTAAAACTAGAGTTCAAAATGTCTATTGCAGTTAACTTAACACAGGCATCTTGAATGTCATAAGGAACTGTTGCATCACCATAACGGTAAGTAACTCTAACTCTGTTTTTTCTTAAAATAGTAAAAATATATCCTCTTAAAAATAATCTACCGTAAACTGGTTCAAAATCATACCATTGTGTGTTACTTAGAATATCAGTATAAGTAGAATCTGCACCTTGCCAAATTTCTATTTTATCACCCTCGGCAGAATCTAAATCTCTACAATTTCTATGTTTTAGAAATATTGGTGTACCCCACCCATAAGTATAAAGTAATGGTAAATCATGAACTTCCTTTGTAACAGTCTTATTTCTGCCAAATGTATGACCTATTCTTCTGTCGAGTTCCTCTTCTTTTCTATTGATAATCTTCTCGACCTGAGTCTTATTTGGAGTAGTAGTAGCAGTGATTGGAACACGTAGAAAATCTGCGACATCTGCAACAGTACAATATGTAGTAGCCATCAATATATAAAAGTATGCTAACTATTTAAATTTACTACTTGTAAACTACTATATAACGTGCTGTACTGCCAGTAAAATCTGCTCTAATACCGTCTTCAAATCTTCTGTTTATTTCGATGACATTTTGAACATCTTCTCCATATACTTCAAATTCGATAGGATCACTATTACTTGTTCCATTTCTTAATACGAGTTTATCTCCTGCTCCTCCTTTTAATGTGACATGAACTGCAACTACTACACCATGACTTGCTTTAATAGTGGCATCTGCTGAACCGACTGTTATTGCATTATGATTATATTCGACCATGTATATTTGTACTAATCGAAATATATAAAGTTTAAGAAAAAAGAAAGGCTTTTTGGACTCTAGTAGCCGAATACTAGGAACTCAAATGTTGCACTTGCGATAGAAGTTGCATTAGTTACTTCAACGAAAGCATTTCCAGATTGTGGATGAGTGAGTAGTATGATTTTCTCATTGACTTTATCATATTTTACGATATAGTCAGTGCTACTGTATTCTGGAATTACTGCTACTAGGGTTGAAATTCTACCTTCCTTTACGTTGGCAGAAACACCGTTTGTTGCATAAGTATCGCTTCCCCCTGCTGTGCATTTGATCTTGTAACATCTTAATTTAGATGTCAAAGCAGATTGTACGGACAAAGTTTTTGCCACGTTAGCTGCTGTCCAATCACTTACAGATGTGGTAATAGCCATAAATCTTTAAATATTTGGTTATATATAAATATGTTGTGCTAAAATTTAACATTCCATTAAAAATTTGTGATGATTGTTATCTTTTAACATATTCTACAAAAAGTGAAAATAGTGATAAGACATTATATTATTGTCAAAATCCTTTTTGTGTAAAGTTTGGAAAAAATATAGGTTAATTAAACATTAGCTAACGCATACGACTTAGCTAGCTTAATTAAGCTAAGTTAATTAAGTTTGGTATAATATAAAAAAAGAGATTATGGGATTGATCTGCTGTATAATTTACCTTCCAGAGCCATCTTGTACATTTCTGCAACGTATGGGTTTTCACTTGGAGTTTCTGCACCAAGTTCTACCAATCTAGCATATACTCTTACGACATAAGCTAATGCTCCCATAAAGGCAACTACAACTCCCATGTTAAACATCCAGTGATTAGGAACTGCAAAGATTTCCTCTACAAACCAGAAGTGCCACATCTCGTTTACACCAATTGTAAACATTGTTGCTAAGTAACCAAGAATGGTCATTTTCAAACCAGTGTTCATTGAATTATTTACACCTCTGAGAACTGGAACTTTTCTGTCATAGATTGCAACCGTACCCCAACCTATTGGTAGTGCCACAAAGTGACTATATAACCACCAATGAGCTGGTGTAAATGCACTATCTCTAATGGATGTTTGATGAAGTGAACCATCGACAAAATTGTCAACTTCTACTGATGCTGCAACTGAACCCATTGCGATCACAATGAGCCAAATTTTCTTTAGTCGTTGTATTTCAACTTCTTTTGGAATTAATGCTGGCATTTGTGCCATAAATATATATTAATTTTCATCAATATATATTTTGAACGTGCCTAGAAAGTATATAAATAAAAGCCTATGTTAATCATCAATGATTATCATCTTCTAGGTTCTTCAGGTGGATTAGCATGATGATTACACAAACATTGTAAATGATGTATTTCATGTGCAAATAATGATTCTCCAGTATGTGATTTACCTTTACCTAGATTACCTAATATCATTTTATGTCCACGTTCATCATCATAAACTGCACAACCTGCTACTTTATGATGAAATTTCTTCACATCTGGATAACAATATTTGAAAACATCTATATCTTCATAAACATAAACTGCCCAATGTTCATTACAATCAACACTTCCACCTGCTAATACTGCACACATTGAAAAAATGTAAACTGGTAGCGTTACCATAGACCATCAAAAATAAAAAAGAAAAAATTGGATTTTGGCAATTTAGAGTTTAATATCTCTAATCTTACCTTGAGATTTGAAATGACGACATACAGTCTCACCCATAGTTCTGTAAATGCCTTTCTCAACGAAAGCATCATTTACGAATGGATAAGCTGGTGTTCTTCGAGTTGCTTCATAGTATTCTGTTGGAATTGCAATTGCCATTCCGATTCTTGGATAACCATATCCTTCAGCATCAGAAGTGTCTAAAGCGAACAATCTACCGATCTCTGATGAGTCAGCAGAGTTGCTTGGAGCATCTTTTGATGGAATGAATGGGATTCCATAGATAGAATCAACGTGAATTCCGACACCAGTACCTTTGAAAGTTTGGATACCATTAACGTCAACTTGTACAAGTGCTTCACCGTAAGGATTTGGAATCCTGACAGAAGGCATGTAAAGTCCTTGGATTTCTGAGTATACCTCATGTGATCCGAGGAAGACGTTTGGATCTTTTCCTGCTGCGATTCTGATCTTTCTTAGGAAAGTTCTCAGAGTATCATCAGTTAGGACACCATTAGTACCGATTGTACCAGAAGCAGATTCGACAGTACAGTCATACGTAGTGCTTGAGTCACGATCAATGGTAGCGTTTGCTGCCCAACAATCGTAATAACCGTTGTACGAACCACCTAGAGCATCTTCTTCAGCATCACTTGAAATGATTCTGTCGAGTGTCTCGAAGTTTGTTGTACCACTGTTATTGGCACTTGCGTTTGCTGCTTCATTTTCAACATCTGCTAGCAACATTCTATTAATGAATTCTTTGTGCTGAACTGCCATATACAATCTAAGTGAACCAAGTCCACCCCAGATGTCATCTTTACTGTGAGTTGCCAACCATTCCATAACCTCAGATGCACTAAATGCTAACTGAGCAGTTTTTGGTCTGATGTCAATCTCTTGTAAAGTTGGTTTGACAGTTTCGGCAATAGATCCACCCTCAGCAGTACCACCTAATGTGGTATTACCATTGGTTGTAGTCATAGTTGGTTTAGCCGTAATGGTACGCCAACCAGATTTATCCCATGGAACTTTTGGCAAAATACCAAAAGCATTTGCTTCTAAGTTAAGCTGAGCCCATGCATAAGCACCAAATACTGCGTTAAAAACACCAGTAGTTGATGTTGTGATTGGAGCATCTGCTTTTCTAATGAGGTTTCTATTATGTCCATAATAGAGTGCTTCTAGTTCGTCTATTGTTCGTATTTGAGCCATTTTTAGAACAACCTCTCCTCTTCAGAAGGAGTGTAATAATCACCTTTTTGAATCTTCTGTGCGATTGTTGATAAACCTTCATAACCAACATCTCTTGCATCTTTCAAAATCATGCTAAAATCAGACATTTCTGATTTGTTAACAGATTCGATTGCTGCACTTGGTCTTGGAGTTTCTGTAGTAAAATCAAAGTTGACTTTCTGTGCTTTTTGTTGCATAGATAATCCTTTTTGATCTTTTTCTGGTTTATCATCACCAGATTTATCATCATCTAATCCTGCTTGAACAGAATCGGATTGATAAGCTTCAGGAACTACGACTTCAGCTCCAATGTCTTCTTTATCAGAAGTTGCAGGTTGGAGTTCGAGTTGGGTTTCTGGTTTTTCCTCAAGAGCTTTATTAAGTCTTGATTCTAAATCAGCTTGAGATTCTGAAAGTGCTTTTACGTGCTCTGTGAGAGTAGATAAAGTTTCGAGTAAGGCTTCATCAAAAGATTTGTTTGTGTTCTCCTCTTCTGACTCGTCTTCTTTTTCTTCAGAAACTTTTTCTTCATCTTCATGGTCTTCTTTACGAAGTTCTTCCAGAGTCATGTTATTACTGGATTTAAATATATTGAGTATATATATATTACTGAAATTTATAAGTTTCTGTTCAATTCTTTTAATTGTATAATTTTTTCATTCCATTCTAATGAACGTTTAATATCTTTTAATTTCTTTGTTCTTTTTACATTAATACCACCTGTTTCTGATATATCCATACCACCTTGTTTTATAGTTCCATCATAGTTTTCTCTTATTCCACCATAATATTCTTTCTTTAAATCAGAGCCATTTTGATTGTACATACCATGTAATTCACCGTCAGAATTGGAATGATCCCCACTTTCTTTTTCGTTTTCATCATTTTTCTTTTTCTTTTTACCTTCTCCACCATGAACAGCATTAAATGTTCCATCAGTAGATGTTGACATTCCACCACCATCACCATCTTTCTTTTTCTCACCTTTAACAAATGCTCCTACTATTTTCTTTGCATTTTCCTCTGGATAACCTTCATCCATTAGTGCTTGAACTTTACCTTGGAATGTACTATATTTACCTAAATCTGCTTTTGCTACATCTTCAATGTTTTTTTCTGTGTATTCAGTAACAGATGTTTCTTTTTCCCACATCTTACATGACCAGTATTGTGCTGAAGTAATATCTTTAGCATTATCACAATCATGTCTTGCTCTAAATGATGCTCTTCTTTCAGGATCATCACGTTTAATTTCCATATTTGGATCACCAAATCTTACAGTAACTACGTTACC